ACATCGAACCGGACACATCAGCAACCACCAAAGCATTTTTCCCCATCGTGTAGTCAGGAAGCTGATTCCACAACGCTTCAAGTGTCTTTGAATAATCACGTTGTACTGATTCATAAATCTGATATGGGTACAAGGTTGAAGCATTGATCTTCACTTCACCCTTTTCGGCTTTGCCGATAAAAGCATCATAGCGGGCTTCATCATGCTTTCGAAAAGCGTTCCGATAAATTCGTGAAGCTTGTGACGGCACTGAAGAATAATCAACATCTTCCCATTGCTTTGCTGACATTTTCTCTTCAACGGTCTTGATCACCTTTCGGATATTTCGGATCGTGTGACGATATTGAATATCTGACATCCCCAACGCTTCGGCGAACCAACGTGCTTTCGCTCGTGTCACCTTTGATGATGCGTTTATTGTTGGCATCCACTTTGCAAGCAATGATGGTGTTTCACTGTCAGTGTCTTGTTTCAACTGCAAAGCGATATGTTCGATTGCTTCTTCATTGTCGAAGAAGAGATCATCCCAACGCCCATATTCTGAAACGTGCTGAATGATTTGTTCAAACACTTCAACGTGGTTCACACCGATCCATTCCAAACACTTTCGGAACAGATCACGTTCACCCTGACCACCACGAACATCACGCAAGTAAAAGAGAATTCGAATTGCTGATTGACGGTCTTCGCCAAACGCTTTCTTAAATAGTTCAAGTGCCTTATCAGGATTCTTTCGCATCGCACCGGCTTGTGCATAAAAGTTCAGCAATGCTGATCCTGAATCACTTAATGTGACCGCACCATTTTCAGTTGTGGTCTTGTGGGTATTCTCATGAAGTTTGTCGATGAATAATCCTGTCGATGCTTTAGCATTGACCGCCCCACTTCGAACACGGTCATTTACCGCATTCACACCTATTTTGTTTATATGTTCCATAATTATTTATATCAAGATGCGTTTAAGTTTCAATTACAATGAAGTTTTTTTGATTTGCTGTTAGCATCTTACATCCCCTGATGTATGTATAGAATAATCTATTTTTCTACTTTGTAAAGTGGGGGTGTGTGGATAGCGTTCAGCACGTTATACACAGGGTGTTCACACGCACGCAAATATTCATGTGATATACTTTTGGTATGAATCTGAATAAATTACATGCTGACTGGTTTAACCATCAGAAAATTACTTCCGAAGTGCTTGAAACTTTTGGTGTAAAGACGCACGATGATGGCAACATTGCCTTCCCTGTTTATAATGAACAAGGGGATTTTTTATTTAATAAATACCGGCGAAGCCCTGAAAGAAGTGATGGTGCAAAATATACATACGACAAAGGCGGATCAATCACATTGTATGGATGGCATCTTGCAAAAGAACACGACACGATTCTGATCACTGAAGGTGAAAAGGATTGTCTTGTTGCATGGTCACATAATATTCCGGCGGTGACATCAACCGGTGGGGCAATGAGTTTTCAACTTGAATGGGTTGATCTCTTTGAAGGGAAGACAGTGATTGTTTGTTTCGATAATGACAAAGCCGGTGGTCAGGGTATGGCGAAGGTGTACAAAATGTTTGAAGGGAAATGTAAGCTGATGTTCATTCCTGAACGAACTAATGTCAAAGATATTTCAGATTATGTCACAAGCGGTGGCGATCTTCACAAACTAATTCGAAGTGCAAAAGTGGTTGATGATATTGAAGATGATCGCAATGAACGAATCTCAATGTGGAAAAGCGTTCACTTCCATGACTGCATGATTGAAGAAGCTGAAGCACTAGAACGGCGGAAGAAAACAGTTCGATCAGACAAAAATTTTGGAAGCGATATTGAAAAGGCGAAAGCATACCCAATCCCGCAAATCCTTGATTTCGTAAAAGGAAAAGCAAAGTGTCCTTTCCATAATGAGAAAACCGCATCGCTTCACTATTACGAGAAAACAAACACCACATATTGTTTCGGTGGTTGTGGTAAGTCATACGATGCGATTGATATTTATCAGAAAAAGTTTGATGTCAGTGTGAAGACTGCTATCAAGGAATTAAAGGAAATGTAATATGAAAACACAAAATCTTGATGAAGCGGTGTATTTGACAATCAAAGGCTTCAAAACAAAGAAAGTGCGGGTTATTACTGACCGGCATAGTGAATGGACATTTGAAGATTGCAACGGTGTGATTAAAGCATCGAGTGACTTTTGGACTGGTTCACCGGTTATCCCACTGAACAAATGGATGGTTGTCCGACAAGCTTTGAAGAATCAGCAAAAGACGTTGTTGGCTGAAAAGAAACCCCGAAAGAAGTCAGTGGATTCAACAATGCTTCACCCTGCAAACACTCCTTACTGGTTCATTAATGCCGGTGGTGCAATTCAACAGGCGACATATGGGAAGGCAGAAAGCCACAACAAACGTATTGATGCAGGGAACTTTTTCCTGAATCGTGTTCAAGCAGTTGAATACTTGAAAAATAAATCATGAAAAAAATAGGTGCTTTAAAAAAAGAAATACAGAAATACCAATACTTCGAAGATACTTCGATCATTGATTTGACGTTGGCATCACTAATCGCCACACGCCTGAATCTTGGTGATCCAATATGGCTTGTAATCATCGGGGCAAGTTCCGGTGGTAAGTCACAAATCCTTCGCCCAATGGCTTTGACCGATCCTGAATACATCCACCGTGTTGATGATCTAACAGAAAACACCTTCCTTTCGGCTAAACAGGGTGATGAAAAAAACAGCTTACTTAAACGAATCGGGAAGCGTGGCATTATTGCGATTTCTGATTTGACGGTTCTCTTCAGTAAGAATTCAGAATCAAGAAACGCCATCCTGTCGCAATTTCGTATGATTTACGATGGGGAAATGACAAAGATGTCCGGTAATAGTTCAGTGGCAAATACATGGAAAGGGAAGTTGGGTGTCATTTCCGGTGGTACACCATCAATATACGAAAAGTTTGAAGAAGTGGCTGATATGGGTGAGCGTTTTATATATTATCGAATGAAGGAATACGATCCTGAAAAAGCAACAAAGATTGCTTTGAATCGAACGATGCTTGGAAAAGATTTGGATGATGAACTTGCTAGTCTATATGGTGACTATATGAAGGAAGTGCATCAACATTGTGTCGAAGAAGAGTTTGAATTATCCAAAGCCGTTAAAGACCGAATCATCGAAGTGGCAATGCTTGCTGAACGTATTCGAACAGTGGCAAAGAAGGACTGGAAGGGTGAAGTGATAACAAAGATTCCTGTTCCGGCGATGCCAATGCGTATTGCTTTGCAGATGTCGAACATTGCCAAAGGGCTGATGTGTATTTCGTTTTTCGAAACCGGTAAGAAGGATTTGAATGCTGATCACCTTCACATTCTTGATTGGTGTGCGTTCTCATTGGCGAATGAAGAAAAGCGATCATGTCTTTCAGTAATTGCAAAACATGATTTCGGTTTAACCGTTAGAACATCCACTGTGGCAGATGTTGTCGGTCTTGATACTGAAGTGGTTCGGAATGTACTGCAAAACCTTTCGGCTGTTGGCATCCTTACTCGTGACGGTGATGGTTCAAATGGACTGTTGTGGTCAATTACAAAGGAAAGTGATTGGAAGGTACTTCGCCGGATTGCTGATATTACGGAATCAGTCAACTTGAAGGATCGTGAAGTGACGGTGGAAGAAGGGATTGAACAGGCGGATATTGATGAAGTTTTTTAATTTGAAAATATATGAAACTAAAAAATAAAGGAATTGATGTTTACCCTGAATATGAAGGAAATGGTTATTTTGTTTCAGGCAGTAACATTGTCACGCATCCAATTTTTAATCCATTTTATTTAGCGAAGCGTGAGGGCTTGCAGTCAAGGCAAATGGCTGAATAGTTTTTACTGTTGAAAATCTTTTCATCTTTGATTAATTCTTTGATTTCGAAAAGTTCTTTGGACTCAATATATTTAACAATAGGGAAGTTGCATCGAACGAATAATGGATAGCTTTTATCAGGATGATCAGCTTTGAATTCATCCTTTTCAGGATAAGTAGTTTCGCAACAAAAACAGGTGTGGTTGTGATTATCCAACACTGTTTGCTTAACCATTTCATACTTCAATACTCGTGTCAGTTTTTTATAGGTAAGTAATGCTTTTTTTGCATTTGGATCGACAACT